GTGTCGATCAATTCATTAATGGCTGATATATTAGGCGGTGAATTAGTTGATTCTTTATTATCTAATTCTAATATTGATACAGAGATTATATTAGAATCTATTAATATAGCTGAACAAGTCGAGCGATTTAATGCGGATTATGATCTGCGTATGTTAGCATGATCTAATGTTCCACGTGAAACCATAGGCCAGTAGTCTTAACAAGTCGTTAACATTTAGTTAACAATCTGTTAACATTCCTGGCCTTATTTTTATTAACATTTTATTAACATCCTGTTAACAGGGCGGTTACAAGACTGTAACATTTCGTTAACCGGGCTGCACCCCCTCACGCGTGTATAATACAAGTAAAATTTAGTATTGCTAATAGGCGTTATATAAGTAGACTAGGTAAATATTTCGAGTCACTATTAAATCTAAAAATTTTTCAATTTAAAAAATTCTTGTACCGTATGTGATTAAAAATTAGATTTTGAATAAATATAAAATATATATATAATTATATAAATATAAAAATAAATTCTTAAAGGAGAATATATGGAACTATTACCAAAGACTGATGACCAGCTACTACCTGAAGTCATTGCTCCTCAAGAGCAACTTATAGCTGATACATATCTAACTAATGGTTTAGATGCAATAAAGACTTCAGAGATTCTTAATATAGATAAACAAAGAGTATTACAAGTACTAGATTCCCCAGTAATAAAATCATATACTACCAGAGTATTTTATGAAGGTGGTTATAGGAATAAAGGCAGATTTTTTGGCGTTCTAGATGAAATAATAAATAGAAAATTAGAAGAAATGGAAGAATCTGGTATCGGTAGTGAATTAGATATTATAGATATTATGTCTAAATACCATAAAATGAAAATGGAACAACTACAAATGGAAATTAAACTAGAAGAGATTAAAAATGCTAGTGGTAGTATTAAACAAACTAATACTCAAAATAATACTGTAATAGCAGTTGGTGATTCGAATATGCAACAATTAATGCAGAGATTAATGACCGGAAAAGGAGTTAAGTAATGAAGTTATCAAGGGATTATATAAATTCCGAGGCCATTACTGATTTTTCACTAGATTCTAGATTTTTTGCGTTTCCAGTAGAAAACCTATTAGAAATAGAAAATATAACCCCTAATAAGCCTCAGATAGCAATTATTAATGCTCTAAACTCTCCAAATATACGTTTTGTTACTGCATGTGTATCAAGACGTGTTGGTAAGTCTTTTATAGCATATACTCTAGGTTTCTTAAAAGCTTTGGAGCCAAATTGTAAAATTCTTATTATTTGTCCTAACTATTCTCTATCTAATATTGGTTGGACTCAGATTAAAGAATTAATTAAGAAATATGGTCTAGAAACTATTAAAGAAAATGCTAAGGATAAGGAAATTGTATTATCTAATAATACCTTAATTAAGTTAGCATCAGTATCACAGGCTGATAGTGCAGTTGGTCGTTCTTACGATCTTATTATATTTGATGAAGCTGCTATTAGTAGTGCAGGTGGAGATGCTTTTAATATTCAGCTACGTCCTACACTAGATAAATTTAATTCTAAAGCTTTATTTATATCCACTCCTAGAGGTAATAACTGGTTTCATACTTTTTATATGCGTGGATTTAGTGATTTACCCGAGCATAGCGAATGGTGTTCCATTCATGGTACTTATAAAGATAATCCTAGAGCACAGGAAAAAGACATCGCAGAAGCTAGAGCTAATAACTCTCCTGCTTTCTTTAGACAAGAATATGAAGCTGACTTTACTACTTTCGAAGGTCAAATCTATGAAGAATTTGATGAAGATAATATATTTGATGATGCTAAATTGTATGAAAGATTAATGACAGATCCTGAATGCGAAGGATTGATGGGTATAGACCCAGGGTTCCGCGATCCTACTGCTATAGCTGGTATAAAATATGATGACTATACTGATACTTATTATATTATGATGGAACATAGCCAAAATAGTAGTAAAACTTCAGACCATGCTGCAATAATACGTAAGTTTGAAGCTGAATTAGACCCTAGTTATATATTTATTGACTCAGCAGCTGCACAGTTTATTCACGACTTAGTATATGAATATGACATTGGTTCTAGTAAAGCTAATAAGTCTAAAAGAGAAGGCATTGGTTTCATCGCTACTCTAGTAGCTACTAAGAGAATAAAAGTATGGCATGAATGTACTGGTATAATAGAAATGTTTTATAACTATCGTTGGGATACTAGAGAAGAATTAAAACGTGAAGAACCTGTGCATGATAAGTATAGCCACTATGCTGATGCTGTACGCTATGGTATCTATTCTCATAATAGATAATAAAATAAATCTTTACAACTTTAGTATATAAATTTATAATTAGGATATTGAAATGGCAACTAATAATACACAACGAAGTGTTATTAAGTGGGTTCGTGACGGTATAAAGAGTAAGTACGAAAAGGGCAATAAATGTGCTATATGCGATACTACTGAGGAATTAGAGTTCCATCATTATCATACTGTATCTTTATTAGTTAGTAAATTCTTAGAAGAAAATTCATTTGATATTAGCACTAAAGAGAACATATTAGTAATGCGTGAAGAATTCTATCAACATTATCATAATGAGATGGTACATGATGCCGTTACTCTTTGTGCTAGTCATCATAAATTATTACATAAAATTTATGGAACTGAACCGAAACTTAATACTGCTGAAAAACAAAAGAACTGGGTTCTAGCTCAACATGAAAAAACAGTTAATGGAATTGACACTAGGTCTCAAGGTAAGTATCTACCTGCTAGTTTAACCCAATTCTGTATTGAATCCAGTCCATTTACACGATTTTTAACGAGGTAATAAATGAACTGGTTTGGACGACTTATAGACAAATTTTTACCATCCCAAGATTTAATAAAAAATTCTGATCCTGGTGGTGGTAGAACTACTTCAGAACCATATACCCTATCTAATGCTTATAGAGAAATAGCTATAGTTAATAGGGTTATTAATATGTGGGTAGATGCTGCTGCTGAGGTCAGCTATGATGTTAAGAAAAAATTAAAATTCACACCCTATGCTACTATTGACTCAAATAACTTAAATATACTTCTAAATCATAGACCTAATCCCTATATGGATACTAGCTTATTTAGAAGATTAATACTTCTAGACTTGCTAATGGAAGGTCAAGCTTTTATTTATTGGGACTCTCATTCACTATTCCATGTTCCAGCTGCGAATATGGAAGTAGTATTAGATACTAAGAAATATATAAATAAGTTTGTATATAATGGTAGGGATGAATATAAGCCTAATCAGATTATTTATATTAAAGATAATGCCTATTATGGGCAATCTGTAACTGCTTCTGGTTTTGCTAAGATGGGTGCTGTGTTAGAAGATATTAAACGCCTTAAAAAGTTAGCAGAATTTAAAGAAAAATTCTACGATAATGGTGCAGTTATTGGCTTAGTTATAGAAACTGACCAACTCCTAAGTAAACGTCATAAACAACGTTATGAAGAAGAAACAGCCGTAAGATATAACCCTAAAACAGGTAAAACCAATGTTCTAGTTTTAGATGGTGGATTTAAGGCTAAGAATGTTACTAATAATGGTTTTAAAGAGTTAGGTACTACAGAAGACCAGATAAATCTTAAAAATAATATTTGTTCTACTATTGGTGTTCCACCTATTTTAATAGATGGTGGTAATAATGCTAATATAAGTCCTAATATTAATTTAATGTATTCTATGAGCATAATGCCTAATCTTAGAAAAATTGAATCAGCTTTAGAACTATTCTTTGGCTATGATATAGCATTATTAACAGATGGAATAATGGCTCTAGCTCCAGATAGAAAAGCCTTAGCAGATTATGTATCTTCTCTTAAAAATAATGGTATTATATCTGGTAATGAGGCTCGTAGTGAAATACGATATGAAGCATCTAATGACCCATCTATGGATAAAATAATACATCCAGCAAATGTAGCTGGGTCTGCTACTGGTATTTCTGGTCAAGAAGGTGGAGCTCCACCTAGTAAAGATACTGGAGGAAATAAATGATTGAACTAAATGATGAAGTTCTAGTACTATTAGGTGAGGTATATGATATCTTAAAGGGTGGTGTACTACCTGAAAGACATATATTTTTTGCTACTGCAAAACTACCTACTAGATTAGAAATTAATAAACAATTTAAAAATTGGAATAATTTTAGTAATGCTTATTTAAAATATTCTATTTTAAAGAAAAAAGAAGAAGATTTAAAAGAAGCTGAAAAACTAAAAAGTTTAGAAGCCTTAAAGAAAGAAGCTTCTAGTAAAGTAGAGCGTAAGGTGAAATAATGGTTGATTATAATAATAGTAATCCAGAAGTATATGCTAAAATTAAGGAAGTTTCATTAAATGATAGTGGAGATTTTCTAACTATACGTGGCTTAGCTAATACTACTAGAAGAGATAGAGTAGGGGATATAATACCAGTAGAAGCTTGGAGAAGTGAAAATGCTCTAACTAACTATATGAAAAATCCTATTGTTCTAGCCTTTCATGATCATACATTACCTATAGGTACAGTTGTTGAGTTAAATATTACTACAGAAGGTTTAGAAGTAGTTGCTCGTATATTCAAATCTGCTGGAAGAATATTTGATATAATTAAAGATGGCATATTAAAAACTTTTAGTATTGGATTCAGAGCCTTAGATGCTCAATATGATGAAGCTAGTAATAGTTTTTTAATAACCGATATCGAATTGCTAGAAATTTCAGTGGTATCTGTGCCATGCAATCAAGACTCAGTATTTAGTTTAGAAAAATCTATGAATGCTAAAGACTTTAGTCTATTAAAAGAAAGATTTAAGAATAAAAATGCTATTGAGAAAACAGAGGTAGAAAAACTTCTGGAACTTATGGCTGCACGATCTTAGATTTTAAATATGTATTTACATGATAGCATATATTTTATATACTATCACTATTGAATGACAAATAAACTAATATTTATAAAGTGAGGAACTTAATAATGCCTGATATTAATATCGAAAAGCTAAAATCTGAGCTTGGTGTTGCAGCAGTTGATTCTAAAATCGACAAAGTAGCAGAAGCTGTTAATATGCTTTTAACTGAAAATCAACGTAAAGCCCAAGCTGATGAAGCTGCAAAAAGAGCAGCTGATGAAGAAGCTAGAATTAAAGCTCTTATCGATTCAGCTACTGGTGAAGAAAAAACTAAGTTACAGCAAGCAGCTGAAACTGTAAAAACTTTGCAAGATACTATAAATAAAAATTCTACTGTTTTTGCTGAAACTGTAGAAACAATGCAAGAATCTATCAAAAGCCTACAAACCGAACTACAACAAGTTCTAGCAGTTCGTGATAATGAAACTTCTTTTGCTTCTAAAGCTATTTCTGCTGCTATGTTTGGTAGTGACCAACAAGTATTTGAAAAAGAAGTAGAAAATGTAGTATTACTTTCTTATATTATGCAGAAAGGAATGTTTGATACTGATTTTGGTAAAACTCATTTAAAAGCAGTTAATGCTTCTTCTTCTATTCAAGTTTCTTCTGAATCTTATGAAACAATCTTCTCACAACGTATTTTACGTGATGTGCAAAAACTTTTAGTAGTTGGTAGTCTTTTTGAAGAACTTCCAATGGTCTCTAAACAGTTGACTATGATGATTGAACCAGATTCTCAAGTTGCTACATGGGTAGATGCTAGTACTTATGGTACCTCAGCTACAACTGGTAATGAAATTACTGCAGCTTTAACTGAAAAAACTTTCAAAACTTTCAAACTAGCTAGTAAAGCTTATATTACTGATGAAACTCCTGAAGATGCTATAGTAGCTCTATTACCTATTATACGTCGTCATTTAGTTGAATCCCATGTAAAAGCTATTGAACAAGCTTTCATGCTAGGTAATGGTGTTGGTCAACCTCTTGGTCTTATACCAATGGCTGATTTAGATGGTAAACAGTTAGTAACTACAGCTACTGGTGATGGTAGTGTTAAAGTGACTGGTAAAATGATCCAACAAACACGTCGTAAATTAGGACAACGTGGTCTTGACCCTTCTATGTTAACAGTTATTGTATCAATGGATGCATACTTTGATCTGATTGAAGATGACGAATTTGCTGATATGAGCCAGGTTGGTAGTGAAGCTGTTAAAATCAGTGGTCAAGTTGGTCGTATCTATGGTATGAACGTAATCGTATCTGGTTACTTCCCTGCCAGACAAGATGGTGTACCATTCTTAGCTGTTGTATATCGTGATAACTTTGTAGTTCCACGTCAACGTACAGTTACAGTAGAAAGAGAACGTATTGCTTCTAGCCAAAAAGATGCTTACTATGTAACACAACGTGTTAACTTAGACCGTCTAATTGCTGGGCAAGGTGTTGCTTCTGCTCTATATGCTAGTACTCCTACACCTTAATCTTTAAATAACCTACAAAGGGCGGGGCGATAGCTCTGCCCTTTTTGCTTTAAGGAATTAATTATGATTACAACACCTTCATATACAACCTTAGCTAGTTATAAAGCTAATTTTGGCATACCAGATAGTAATACAGAAGAAGATGGTAAATTATCTTTATTTATAACTGGTATTAACAAAATGATAGCAAATATTTTAAATATACCAGAATCAGAATATGATGATGTATATATTATGGATGAGGGTAAATTACAAATATTTAACTCCTCTATAACAGTAAATTCTATAGAAAATTTTTATTATATAGATAGTACTAATACTATTACAGCAATACCTAGTATAGATATATCTATCTTTAATGGTAGAGCTATTATTACTGATCCTACTTATATAGAAAATCCTAAGAAAGTTATATATAGTCCTTATTATGATTTAGTAAATGACCAACCTGTTACTACATCTATACCAGCTGACTTAACCTTAGCAGCTAATATGTTAGTTCGCCACTACGTAGAGGAACAGTTTAAGAGTAGTATGGGTGTAGCTTCCCAATCAGTATCTTTTGTTCCTAGTATAAATAATATACCTAAACATATAATGGGTATATTAAATATGTATAGAGAACTATAATGTCTTTTTCATCTTTTGCTAAAGAGGTACTAGGTAAGGCATTAAATTATTCTTCTAAAGGTAAATCTAAACAAGATAATAATGTAGAGTATTTAATAACATTTACCAGTAGTAGGGATGACCCTGATATAGCGGAAATGCGTTTTATATTTAAAAAGCCAATAAAAGAATCTACTATTAATGGTAATGAGTTTACTAATTTAATTAATAAATATATAGATCAAAGACAACTAGGTATTATAGATAATATTCTATTTAAGTATGGACTACAAAGTGTAGGTTCTAAAAATCCTAGTAAAGAATCTGGTTCTATTAATATCCCTTATGATAATCAGGATACTATTAAAGAAGAAGAAATAGAAGCTTTGCCTACTATAAGATTAGTAAGTGGTAGATTTATATCTATAGCAGGTTTCACTGCCTTATTATCCCTGAGAATGCGAGAAAATATGATGGCTCATATGACATCGCCTGGACCACAACTACATAATAGAACAGGTAGATTTATTGCTACTTCTAATATTGATTTAATAAGAGTAGGGAATGTACTAGGGAAGAAGACACTACAAGTATTCTATGACTATAAGAGATATCCCTATGAGACTTTTGATCCAGATGGCCCTAATTCCCTAGGTCTTGCTTCAGAAGCTAGAAATCCTAGAAGAATAATTGGTGAAGCTATAATTAAATCAATACAAGAATTAGCAGACCCTAGTTATAAAATAGAGGTAACTTTAACATGAGAAGCTCTATATGTAAATCATTAGCAGAGCTAATAAAACAAAATATAGATGGAGTAGATACGTTCTCTAATTTATATAATCAAGTATTCACTAAGAATTTAAATTTTAGTGAAGTAAAATCATACCCCACTTGCACAGTAACGCCTGGGCCTAGCTCCAGAGAATATTTACCATCTAGTCAAGTTTGGAATAACTTAGTAATATATATAAGATTATACATTAAAGATGAAACTGACCCTGAAGGAGCATTGGAATTACTCATAAGAGATATTGAAAATCTAATTGACGAACATCCTGTGTTAGAATATAATGTTACTAATAAAGCTGGTAAAATATTTATGGGATTAACAACTGATACCCAAATTACATTAGTAACAACAGATGAAGGAGTATTAAAACCGTTAGGTTTTGGTGAAATTCAGCTTAGAGTTACACATAATAACATTTTAGGAGAAATTTAATGACTTCTACAGTTCAATTACTTCGTAATTCCAGAGTATGGATTAGTACAGCTAGTTCAGAAGCTGAAATTACAAAATTTAACACAAAAGAAATACTTGTTCAAAGCGATATTTCTTATTCACAGGCTACATCATCAAGTGATATAAATCTAGATGAAGCTGGCCCAGTACCTGCTAGAGGTTCAGATCGTTTTAATGATTCCCTAGACCCAGTAGAGTGGAGTTTTTCTACTTATATTAGATCTTATGGAGAAGCAGACTTAAATGGTGATGGAACGGCTGATGATGCAGGTGTAGTTACTATTGATGCTATTTTATGGCACTGCTTAGCTTCCAGCAAACCATTTGATTTAACAGACCCTACTAGTGGTGTTTATTCTAATGCTAAGAATATGGTAGTTACTTTTGAGCAAAATATGGCTCATGAACTAACACCTTGTGTTCTGTATATATTTACAGGTTCTATTTGGTTTAAGATTGATAGAGCACAAGTTGGTCAAGCTGAAATATCATTTGATATTGGTGGTATCTCTCAAGTTGCTTGGTCAGGTAATGGTACTACTTTAACACAAATAGATCAACCATTAGATCCATCTTCAGCTGATTTTAAATTCAGTGATACCTTATTCTTACAAGCTACTTATCTTAAAAATAAACTAACTGTAGTTAAATGTAAAGATAATAGTGATAATACAGAATATGTAATACCAATTACTGGTGGTTCTATTACTATTAATAATAATATAACCTATCTAACTCCAGATACATTATCTAGATTAGACCAATCAATTGGTTCATTTACTGGTAGTTTTGAGGTAACAGGTTCTTTAACCGCATACTTACGTAGTAAAACTTCTGGTACTGAAAATTATGTATCAGA